AAGAAAGTTTAATTCTATCCTTATTAAATCTTACCACATAATATATTTCATCATTAACTAGTCCACCAATAGCAACACTTGCATTATAAATTACTTTATCCCCCGTCGAATAACCATGATCTTCTATCGTAAGGGTATTGCTTGCAATATCGACATCAGAAGTACCAAAATTTCTTGGATTTGCAATTAATCTTCTGTTTTTATCATTATATTTTACAACAACAGTTGTTGTTATGCCAGGAAGAGCATCTAGATATACACTATCATTTTGCTTTAATCCATGACTAGATGCTGTAGAGACAGTAACAACATTTTTTGAAAACTCTCCAGTCAATACATTTAAATAATTTGTTTTAAAGCTGTGATTTTCTCCAGAACCTAGATTTGTAAAATATACTGTTGATGTAGTGATATTACTATCAATACCAACAAATTCTCCAGTTGTTCCTAACCCAACTTTATTTGTAGAAATTCCTATCAAATCATTGGTAATCTTAGCAACATATATTGACTGATTATCCGAAAGTTGGAAACTTATTACTCCATCATCTGAAATAAAAATAGGAGAGTCGCCGTTGCTAGAGTATATTAACTCATCACCTGTTTCTAAATTATGAGATGGTATGTAAATGGTTTTTGTTGGTACAAAAATATTAGTTATACCTGCACCAGGATTTGAAAAATACAAGGTAGAACCAACACCTATTCCCGAAGTAGTTCCTAAAGAAACTGCTTCTTCCGGATTAAAATAAATTTCCCTATTAAAATTATAATTTAGATTATTACTTTTTTGTGTATCAAAAGTAAATTTCCTAGTTTTTTCATATAAAACAGTTGTTGCAGTATGTGCAGATCCAGATGTAGAATCATACTCTCGAAGAACTTTAATTCTGGAAGATAATTTGTCAATTGAAAGTATTTTTACATTTTCACTTTCTATTTCATAAATGTCATTTTCTCTGATATACGAAAAATCAAGAGATCCATTGATATTAAAATATGTTATAATTCCAGTTGCAGATGCATTTCCAACTGGTTCGGAGAGTGATATTGTAGCTGAACTAACTCCTACTTTAAAGAATTGGTTTAAGTTTGATGCAAAAGTGCTCAAACCAGAAATTATGATAATATCATTATTGATAATTGTATGTGGACTTGAGCAAAAACCTATAATCTTTCCAGTAGAATTTAATGGATAAAACTCAACTCCGCGAGCAAAAGTAGATGCAAAACTTATATTATTAATTTCTTTTCCTTTTAGATATGAAACTTCAGCATATGCATCAGATCCGCTAGTGTTTGTATTATTGAATACTACTTTATCTCCTATTTTATATCCACTTCCTCCTGTAGTTATTCCAATGTCATCCAATCCAGATAATTTAATTGACTTTACTTCTGCAGAAGGCTCTCTTATTTTTATTGGGTTGAAGATAAAATCGTATTGAGAGTTTGCATTAGTTAAATTGTATGGAGAGGTATTTCTAAGAATATTGCTAGTTTCAAAGGGGAATGAAAGTTGATCAGTGAACTCTCTTTGATAATTAATTTGATTTGGTTTTGATTTAAAAGTATTTCCAATTAAATATGGAAAGGTTGGTTTCTTATAATTTTTAAACACTCCTGATGTTTCAGTAGAACCATTATTAATGGTTGCAAAATATGCATAAACTCCATTGGGAAATTCTGGCGTTATACAAAATCTTCCATTATGCTCATCCAAATCGCCAGAATTGTTGAACTGATAGTCCTCTACAAAAAATCCTTCAGGATAAATTCTTTGACCAGATAGTGATATTGGATCAGGTCTCTGAGAGGAAATCAAAGATACATATCCAGAAACCATTTCTTTAACTGGACCTCCATCGGGAGATGAATATCCATACGGACCATATATTGGATTTCCATCATATGCCCATCCAATTATTGGAGAGTGTACTTTAGATTCAATCTCTCTATTTGCAGAAATTGTTAAATCTGGAACAAAAACTTTTTTACCATTAACAAAATCTATACCAAAAACACTCCTTCTCAACTTTCTCGGCGCATAGAGGTGACAATATTGAAGTCCAACATTAGTATAAGAAGAGGTTTCAATAATGCCATCATCATCCAATATCTTATTTGAAGATAAATCCTTCTCAACTTTATTGATAATCCAAGATTTTATCTTACATTCTGCTTTAAAATTTCTTCCTGCAGATACGACCTCAAGCGATGTGCCAACTGTACTAAATCCAACTCCACCATTTACAACTCTTACGTTAGTTATTTTTCCATCATTAACAACTGGAGTTAAAACAGCAGCAGTTCCAATACCTAAAACATTAATAGTAGGAGATGCATTATAATTACTTCCGCCGTTCAAAACAAGAACTTGCGTTATTTGACCATTATTAACAATTGGAGTTAGTTGTGCTTGAGAACCTATACCAAGAGATACTTTTGGTTGTCTTTGATAATTAATATTTTCTGAAGAACCATAACCAACTCCAGGATTATTTACAAAAATTCCAGAAATAGAACCTCTAAAAACTGGTTGAACAATGGCATTAAAATCTTGACCTGTGACTGTAGATACTCCAATTTTTCCCTTTACCTCTACATTGATGGGTGGATAGTTAAAAATATGTTCGGATGAACCTACAGATGTCAATTTTATTGTTTGATTTGTTCTATAGAAAAAGTCTTTGTTTGTTGTTGCTATTCCAACCTGAGTAAGTTTAAATTGACTATCATCAACTTTAACGACATAATATTGCTCATTATTAATTAATCCACCAATCGAAGAACCATCTGCGGTGTATTTAATTAATTCTCCGCTATTATATCCATGACTTGGGATGTTAATAGTATTTGAAGCGGTGTTAATTCCTGAAGATGGGCAAGATATTTTTTTATTTTGATAATTTGAACCACTATTTAAAACACTAAAACTTGATATTACTCTTTTTGGTGTGAATGATTCGAAAAGATGAATACCAATCCCATACGAAGTTAAATCAACCGTATTGATACCAGAAACAGCATCGCCAAAAGATTTATGTAATTTTACATTATATGAATCTTGAACGTTTACATAATACTGTGCATTAGTTGTTATTCCACCAACAGATGTTTGGCCTTCGGTTAAGTATACAACCTTCTCAAAATCTCTGAATTTATGGTAAGAAGAAAATCCAATAATATTATCCGTCAAATTAACTAGTCCGGAAGATTCAATAGAATTAAATGAAACTCTATGCCGAACTGATGTTAAATTTGCCTTTGCGACAGCACCAGATCCATTTCCTCCTGTAATTGTTATAATTGGGTCTTCGACATAATCAAAACCACCATCAATAACATCGATTCTTTCTAAAGAACCTTCAACTTGAGTGTAAGCTTCTGCATCAAAACCATCATTATCAAATATTGAAATTGTTGGAGGATTAATTACATCATAATCCTCTCCCCCATCAATTACTCTAATATTTTCAATTTCGCCATAATAAACTTTATCTTCTGATTTATAGCTAAATGCTTCAACACCATTTACAAAAATGCCGACAGGACCTACAGGAGTTTCTGAGCTAACCTCATCATCTACTGCTATTGGAGTTGTTATATTTTTTATATAACTTTGTGCAGAAAAATCTAAATATTGAATTTTGGTTTTTCTAAAAATATTATTAGTTACTGTTGTTGTGGCAATAGAAATATATTTCTTATTATATAAATCAGACCTACTATTTGCTAATTTTACGTTGGTCTCATCCACTTTTTCTACATAATATGTTTTAGATAGTATCCCAAGATTATTTGCTGGGTTATATGTATCAATATAAGTAATCGAATCTCCACTTATAAGTCCGTGATAGTTATTTGGATTACCAGAACTTAAATCCAATGTTTCTCCATTAAAAATTCCAGAGAAAACAATATCACTAGATTTTATGTCAATATCCTCATTCAAATAGTTTGGTAAAGAGTTTGCTGCAACATAAACATCTTCTTGATTTCTTATATAAACATTCTGTACGTTTGCTGGATATGAATTTAGTGATGGAAAATTAGAAAACTTTGGTTTTCCAATGCCCCTTTCGATGGTATATCTTAAATTAAAATTATCAATTTTGGGTCCTTCAACACTTAAAGAATTTTCATTATTAATCCTAATGACTTTGAACTGAAGGGTGTTGCCATTTGAGAATATTAAATTTACGGCATCCCCAAGATAAAAAGTATGCGGGTCATAAGTTATAAACTCGTAGGAATATAAATTTAAAGTTAAATTTGAAGAATTTGGACCTTTAATTTCTTTTAAATTAAACTTATTTGCAATATTAAATATCCAATTATTAGATAGTACGTCAGATCCTCTATAACCAAGAGTGTTAATCTTAAAACGATCACCTTTTGACATCAAATAATTATTTTGGTCATAAAATGCACCAGAAAGAACTCCAGTTACTCTTACCTTAACTGTTTCATTTCCAATATTCGAATATGCATATTTGTTTACCCTTATATCAGTTCCTTTTGGTATTTCAACCGAATTGGTATTCGATAAATTAAATTGAGTTAAATTTCTTATGGAATATCTACTGGTATATTCTACACCATTTACAGTATAAATTAAACTTCCACCAATAGGAAATCCTATCGTAGAATCTACATCTAAAACTTGACTGTTAGCTAATGTATTTTCTATTAATTTTGTTGTTGCATGAATAGAAAAATTTCCATAAACTGTTCCATTTACGTTTAAGTCTTTATCATAATCTCCATCTAAACTTAAAATATAATAAGTTTTATTTGACCTTTGAATTCTTTCGACATTAGTTATTGTTCCATATGCCTTTTCATAAAAAATATCCTCATCTTGATATAATGTTCTATTTACAAGAGACATTGGATCTCCAGAAATAGATTCTACAACTATATCTCTTGTAACTCTATACTTTGCATCGGATGGCTTTAAAAGAAAATCTCTAGGTTTTAAAACCTCAACATTTTCTCCAAAAAGAGCTCTGAATAATACTTTATAAGAATCATCAGTTCCTTTCGACCTGTAAAAATCTTTTACTTGTTTTATAAAACTTCTTTGATTTAAACCTTCTGTAAACTCTCTATCTTCAAATCCTGGAGCTAATTGATTTTTGATTTTAGATAAAAATTCCCTTAATAATAAAGAGCTTAAGTTTTCAACTCTAGAATTATTAGAGTGTGTAGATATTCCTGAAGTTGAAAATACTAACTGATCTTGTCTATTTTCTGACCTATATGAAGTTATACCACTAAAACCTCTTGTACAATTTGCAAAAGATGTATCTGTCTTCTCCTTATAAAGAATAATCTCCGAATCAATTTTGATTATTCCATTTGACTCAGGAAATCCATATGTAGATGCAACATTAATCGTGTCATCTACAAAATCAACACTACTGGATAAAAATGTGGAAGATGGGCTTTGAATTACAAATTCAAGTATATCGCCGCTTACTGCTGGTGTGGTCAGATTGACAGCTGATGATTGAATAGTAAAATAATCTACGCCTCTTGCTAATTTTGTACCATTTTTATATACAATTAAGTCATCTACAGAAAATCCACCGCTGACAATAAAATATGTTTGTGGATTTAATGGTTTTTCCGTTACAGTTCTACTAAAAAGAGACTCTGTTAAATTATCAATTTTTAAATATTGGTCAATATTTTGAAGAACATCGAGTGTTCCGCTACTTCCCTCTAAAGAATTGTAGTATTCTTTTAGAAACTCACTTACAAGGGGATATTCCTCTCGCACAAAATCTGGGAGTTGACTTTGTACAATTGAACTAATTTTGACTCTTGTATTTGACATATTATTCTCTTATAATAGAACCATTACTGTAACTTGTGGTTTTTGTATATGTTGATCCCGAAGGATCATCTCCAGATGAAATTTTGTCGGATAGTACTTCAATATTTACATCACTAATATTTAAATTTAAGTAGAGATCTTGTAATCCAATAATATCATTTGATTCTGGTATTGCAGAAACTTCTATAATCGATTCTCCAGTTGCTGCAAATTCGCCAGCGCCTGTTTTTACTGTACCTAAAATGTTAATAGCATCTAAATTAATTTCACCTTTTACATAATCAATAGTTCCAGCTTCTGCAATAACAACTCTATATCCACTAGATGAATCAACTCTAAAAATATCAATAATCCCGGTCAATCCATTTAAATCAGGTATATCTGTTAGATAAACAGGATCATCAATTCCACTAATAAAGAAACCAGATGATTTTATGTTAAATCCAGACCCATTTTTAATGTGGAATTCATTTCCAAAACAAATTTCATATGTTGCTAAACTATTTAACACTGGTCTCAAATCACGTCTCATTTGGACTGTTGTAATATTTGAAGTAATTGACTCATGACTATCATCAATTACTTTTAGGAACTTACTATATTTAAATCTTGCACCATATCCATTCAATTCTGTAGAATTTGCGTATTTTTGTACATTATTGTATACGAGACTAGAAACATATTCCGATGATGGTGCATTATTGTTGTTATAGTAAACTGAAGTATCAATTTCCATAGACAAATATTTAAGATCTAATATTTCTGGTACAATCCCAGCTACAGAGTATTTTTTAAGCATACTCTTTATATTATCCTTCGCCCCATTGGAAACAAAGAATCCTCCCTTTGGTTTTATCGTAATAAAAACTTTACCATATTGTGGTGGATCTAAATCTTCGCCACCAAATGAAGAGACAGATTCTGCTTCTGGGTAAATTTGGGGAATAATTGCTTCGTAATCACTAGATGTAACAGCTCTGTTTTGTGCTGCGTATATTCTTGTTGAATATTTTTTGATGGAATCGATTGATTCTATTTCTTTGCCACCACCAGCTGCAATATTAGTAGTTAATAATGAAATTCCATTAGTAACATCAAATCCATAATTATCCAATATAGTTCCATTGAAAAGGAAAGCAGAAACTCCATTAGCAACTTCGCCGCTTGTGATAATATATGAAGCATTGACAATATTTTCATTGATTAATTTTTTACCAAAAATACCATCACCAAATATAAGTTCATATCTCTGGTCTTCTATCTCCTGGATAAAGAAAGTTCTTGATTCTGAATTAATATCTAAAATATTACTTGCTTGAATATATTTTTTTCTTGGGCCCAAATTTCCATCTCTAACATCAACTCTAATTAGGGATGAATCTATGTTAGCATTGTTTAAAATATACTTTTGATTTGGATTCAAACTATTAACAGTAAAAGTTTGTGTGATATATGTTCCCTCATAGATTGAAATATCATTAAATTCTGCAATTCCATTTACAACAGGAACTGTAATATCATCTGGAATTGAATAAACATAGTTTTCAGTGCCAAAAGAACCTGCAGATGTTGCAACAATACCTTTTTTAAGAGTAAGTGTAAGAGATTTTTGTGGTGCTAATGATGCAGAGGTATCTACAAATAAAGAAATACTTGCTTTTGATGCAGTTCTTGATCTTGGAGTATATCCAATGCTTTTTGCAAGAGAAACGACATTTTCTCTGAGTGTGGCACTGTCAATAAAAACCTCATTGCTAATCATATTAGCATTATATGAGGAAATATACGTATTATATGCAAGGACATCAATAATTACTGATAGATTAGATCCTTCAAAATCATAATCAGTAAAATTTGAATTCGATCTGAGATAATCTCTTATCGAAGTTTTTATTTGATCGAAGTCTAGATTTGTGAAATTAACTAGTGCCATTTATCGTGTTGGTTGTAATGCAAATGATAATTGTTGAGGTAATACATCAACACCAACTATGTAATAACTTACGGTTACAGTAAATTCATAATCATCAAAATTTGGTGTAACTACTACATCAATTAAACTCACTCTTGGTTCATAATTTTTGATAGTGTTCTCAATTTCATCCTTTATGACAGAAGCACTTATATCATCAATGTTTTCAAAAAGTGATCTATTAACCTTTGAACCCAGATTTTGATTAAAAAACCTTTCTCCAGGTTGCGTTAATACAAGATTTCTGATTGAGCGGGCAATCGCAGTCTCATTTTTAATGCCAATCAGGTCATAATTCAGGGGATTAACCTGAAAGGACAAACTAATATCTTTAAATTCTTTGCTTATCCTTTCAGAAGGCATGAGAAGATTATTAATCCTATAATATATCTTATTTATTACTATTTTTTAGATTCATAAAGTGGTTCAGTACCATATTCCCAGTCATCATAATCTTCATCATTACGAATTTTTTCATGAATTTCATTTTGATTGAAAAAATCATGTTTTTTGGGAGTCAAATCATCATTTGCAATTTCTCTGAGCATCTTTTGCCCATCAAAGGTATCTTTTTTGTCCATTTTGTTACTCCTGATTTGTTAAATCAGAACTTTTTACGGGGTTGCTATCCCGAGTATCGATAAAAAATCCTCTTCTTAGGTAATCTTGGTCCTCAATGAAGGTTAGATCGCCCATTCCTTGTGGACTATCATCCCCCCAAACAGGAATTGCAACGGTATTCCCATATCTAAAGTCGGGATTTTGTCTGAAATGAACTTCAATCAATTTATTTCCAATAAATTCGCAGTTTATCCACTCATAATTACCCTTAAGATTATTTAAAATCTCTGGAAATTCAACTTCACAGTCAATTTTGGTCCATTTTTTCCATTTATATAAATCATCGTCATCGTCCCTTTCGCCCAATACAACTAAATCCGACTTCTTGTTGCAAAAATCAACACTAATATGTTGACCTTCAAAAATCTCACACCAAAATTCTGCAGGATGAAACTGCTCTGTGTATTTGTATACCCATTCTATACGAGAAAATCGTCCCATACCAAGTATATTAATACATGGTCGGACGATATAATACCCTGAATATGGAACAGGGCATCCTGCAGGTCCACAGAGATGCCCTAGAGATTGATTTAGAAAGAGTTTGTTATATACCCACATATCATCTGAATGAATTGATTTCCATTCATCGCAAGAATCGAAATAATACATGAGTAAGTAAAACTCTTCTGTATTATTTAACCTTTACCCTGTCCACGATACTTCTTCTTTTTACCATTACGAGAGGTTGCACTTAGAAGTGTACGAGGAGAACGTCCTTGACGAGTCTTCTTAGGTGCTCCAGATTCAAAAATAGTTTTGTTAAGTGCCATTAGATTTCCTCCATTTCAATTAAATTTGGATCAATATTATCTCCAGAAAAATAACTTTCTGAAAGATCTTGAAGAATCTCAGTACATTCTTCTGCACTGAGATTGGTATAAATTTTACGACCGTTATATAATAGATTGTAAGATTTTTCTTTCATTAGATCACGCGAGTTTTTTCATGCCCCACTCTAATTCGAGGATCGCACCAGATTTCAAAACCAGCTTCTTTTGCATCAAGACAGAATGAAACATCCTCACCACACATATCCTGAACTTGACCAGACTCAAAGACTTGCATCTTAGGAGCAAACCAAGGATATTCGAGATTCTCAAAGACACCCTTCTTAATCAGCACCCAACCAAAACCAGTATAATCCACTGTGAAAGGCTTTCTGCGCTTTGAAATAGACTCAACAGTTTCGTGATTCATGACTCCACCATTCTTGCGGAAATCATCTTCCTCCAACCAGTGTGCGACAGAAGTTGTGTGTCCATCCTCTGTTGCATACCAACCAGCAGCAATCTCACGCTCTGTACCATCTTCACTCAGAGAAAGATCACAGAGTTGCCAGAACTTGTTAGTGTCAAAGACAATATCCGAGTCAATCCAAAGTTGATAATCATATTGTAGTTTACCATCCCAAGGTACTTGATTCGGTCCACGAAGTACATTTGCACCTAGTACTTTACACCGTGCAAAATTAACCATCGATGAATAGTCTTGTGAAATCTGAATACTCATACCATTCTGTACCATATCAAAGCACAGTTGTACAAAGTTTTTCAGAAAAATAAAAGAACATCCACGTCCAGGAAGACAAAAAACAATACTCTTCCCTCGCATCCTTTCTTTGATTGCATCAATATCCCATTCTTGTTCTTTGGGTTTTGGTGCAGCAGCTTTAACAGTAAATCCTTTTGTCATAAGAAAAACAAACCTTCAGTTCAAATTTTATCAGTTTATATATGTCTTGTCAATGAGAAGAATTGAGAATTATTTCCTTGTTCACATATAATTCCTCATACGTTAAATCATCAACATTATAATCAGTCTTCATTAGACCAACCATATTATTGAGTGTGCTCCAAGTTGCTTGGAAATCTTCTTCTTTTATTGAATGAAATAAACACCTATCCTTTGCATAGATGTGATAAACCTTTTCCATATGAAAATTATCTCCGGAAATTTTTATAGTAAATTTTAATTTACTATCGCATTATATATCAGTACTAACAAAAATCCAAGGGGGATGAATACAATTTTTCCCATTGTCTTTGGATATCTGATTAACCAACCTGCGAAAACAACCTTCCAGAAATTCCAGTAAGGTCTTCTCATCGTTTTTTACTACCTTTCTTTAACGTTCTTTTGTCGGGACGAGAGGTGCCGCCTTTGTGAATCCATTTTACTCCCATTTTAACTCTCCGGAAATTTTTTGTGTGTTTGATATTTAGAGGTCGATTTGTCACCTCTGTAGGTTAGGGTAGTTAGGGGTTTTTATAACGCAACGCCCGATATAAACAATAAACAACAATATAAATTAACTGCGAATAAGAATACGAATAAACTGCGATTGCACGAATAAACAATCAATCACCACTGTTTAATTATAATCACTCATAAATCTAACTCATAATATAACTGAGGACGGGGAGAAAGAATACCTCACTCCCCGCACAGTTAACTATCAGAACTCGATGCTATCTGCAGTGGGTTCGTTATTACTTACCTCAGCAGACTCATCACTCATCATTGTATCTAGAATGGACAGAAGTTCATCACCAGTGTTACCTTGATCAAGCAGAGAAAGTGCAATCGAGCGGGTCATAATGTAGAAGTGTCAGAACATTGAATTGAACATGCCTAGTTTATACTCAATGCGACAGGAGTTTGTGTAACTAACTCAGCGAACTT